TCAGCTACATTAATAAGAGCTGTCATTTCATCCAATGAAACTTGACGCTCCTCTCTAAGTTGCTTTAAAGTTTTGTTCACTTTTTTAATTTTAATAGTTTTAACTTACTCTTTCGAGTCTTTACATTGTCCTTTGTTACTTCTTTATGATGGTCTAAAGATCGGACGGCAGCGCTTGTCTGTGGATAAGCTGGCCTAGTAACTAAACTCACGTCAATGAGCCTTTTTACTTCCTTGACTTCTCTTACAAATCCTGTGCTATCTTCAACCCATTTATCTTTATCTACATAAAACCCAAAGCTCATTTTAGAAATATCACCTCTTTCCATAAGCTCAATAGTGTCTTTTGCAGCTTGTGTATTTGGCATCTTTATCTCAGATACTAAGCCTCTCTCATCTACAGATAGCTTTAATGTGCCTGAGCTTGTTCTACCAAATACAATATTATTATCATGATTTAATAAAGCCACTACATCATTATCTAGTACCTTATCAAATGCTCTATTATTAATCTTTTCTTTGAAGCCTCCTAAATCTTCGCTTAGTTGGTCAAATACGGCAGCATACCCTCTTACGATTGTATCGCCTGATTCTGTTCTCTCTGCTCTTAGCTCAGAGCAATCAAATTGTCTAATTTCTAAATCTTTACTCATCGCTTTTCTTTTCGTTTGTTGCTAACATATTCATCGGAACATAATACTTATCTCCATCTACGCTGTCATTCATGTTTTCCTTTCTTCTTATCTCATTTGGGCTTATTGCACCAACACTAAACAGCTTTGCATAATACTCAGCTCTAGCTTTGCTGTCACCTCTTAATAATGCAGTTGTGTTAAATTCAAAGTAAGATGTACCTTTTTCATTTTCAAACAATAGCTTTTTATTAAATTCCTGTTCTATCTTCTTTAACATAGGAGTAATACAGAAATTCAAATATTCTAAAGCCTGATGTTCTATATTGCTAAATGTTGCTCTATCTAAGTCTGCTAATAAATGTGGTGGCACTCTAAATATACGCGCTATCTCTAAGATTGAGAATTTACGAGTAGCCAAAAACTGCGCCTCATCAGGTCTAAGTTGTATTGGCTTGTAAGTCATGCCCTCCTCTAATACTGCTGTCTTAAATGAGCCAGCATAACCACTATGATAAGTCCTATGCCATTGTTCACTTAATGACTTCATTGCATCAGCTCCTAAATTTCCAGGATGACTCAACACGCCTGAAATTTTGCCTCCTGACTCAAAGAAATTTTTACCATAAGTCTGAGCTGCTATACCTAAAGCAATATTATCTTTAGCTGCTGATATTCTGCTTTGACCTACAATACCATCCAAAGCCATATCAGGTATATGAATCATGTCAGAGCTATCATAATTACCTTGCTCTTTTACTTCATAAATTAGATTGTTATCTTTAAAATGTACTTTTACATCATCAGGATGTATTAAATGTAAAGCTATAGGTAAGCCTCTTTGGTTTCTTTGTATGTGTGCATAAGCATTACCATACAATAATAGTGTATTAATAAAGGTTTCAAAAAATATGTATTTAGTTTGAATTGCATTAGGCTCACTATTAGCCAATACATACAAAGGATTCTCATAAAATTTCTCTCTGCCGTTTTCTGTAACTTTATATAAGCAAAAAGGTAATTGGCTTATTGTTTCGCTTATAACTCTAACAGCTGCATATACAGCGCTAAAAGTTAAGCTGGTTTCTGCGTTTACAATTACATTTTTACCACTAAATCCTAGAGCATAATCTATAAAATTACGCTTTTCAGGCGCTGTTTTCTTAGCTCTGAATCTGTCAAAAAATCCCATTAAATATTATTTTTTTGCAATTTACAAATATTTTTTGTATAAATCAATAGCTAAATAGTGAAAAACCCTTTGTTATCTCGCTTATATTTACTAACTACAGGCGCTTCAGAATACATTTCTTCACCTACTGCCATACACATTGCCATGATAGTATCTATCTTATCAGAACTTTTTGCTTTATTAGGCTTGATGTTTCCAGCTGGATCGGTTTCAAGTTGCACATTCCCAAACTGCCATCTTACTACAGGATCATTAAAGTATATAAAATCACCTGTCATCACTTTGCTTTCTATCTCCTTTGCAGCTGGTGATAATGACTTATATCCCATACCAAAAGCACTCATTTTTAGCCCCTCCTCTATACATTCTATCACTAATTGGCTACTATTCCATCTATCATAAGCTATACTTTGGACCTGATACTTCTCGAACATCTTAGTTTTCACATAGTTATAATCGGTAACATTACCAGGCGTTATCTCTAAATAGTCAGCAAATTGCTGGTAATTGACACCATCTTTGCCCCCTGTTCTACCCTCGTATTTGTCCTCAGGAATAAATGTCCAATGTTTACAAATAATCTTTTCACCTATACGCCAAGATAAAACAAAGCTAGTTAAATCTCTTACCGATGCTAAATCTAGGCCACCATAACAGGGCGCACTTAATAAAACCTCATCGCTGATTGTATCATTACAAGCTATAATGTCAGCGTCATTAATCCATCTACTCTCTGAGCTGGTCCATTGATTAAGATGCAAACGCCTAAATACATTTTCATAGCTAGGTTGTGCTAGGGCTTTCTTAACTTCACGCTCCATGTATGAGCGCTTTAAAGATACATCTAGGCCAGGATTAGCTTTGGCCCATGTATCAGGATTATCAATTTCATCATCCTCCTCTGCCTCAAATATTACAGGCAAGAACTGATCATCTATTAAGCTACCATCTTTAACACGCTTTGCATAGTCATACATCTTATAGCACGCGCTAAATTTGTCGAATCCAGCTGTAGTAATTGCTATAGATATTGGGCTTTTTCTTGCTCCTGTAGATGTTTCTAGTACTTGCCACAGATTCTCAGTACCATCATCACGCATCCCATGCAGCTCATCGTATATAAAAGCACTAGTATTAAAGCCATGTTTTGTGCTTGTTTCTCTACTTATGGCCTTGTAAAAGCTACCCTGTGCATTATATACAATACTATTTTTAAATATTTCAACATAGCTCTCTAGCTTTGGATTGTTTCGCACCATGTCAGCCACTACACTATAAACAATCTTTGCTTGCTCTTTATCATTTGCTGCGCTGTAGTATTCAGCTCCGTACTCCTGATCTAAATACAACAATGTTAAAATGATTGCAGCTGCTAGTGTACTCTTACCATTCTTTCTAGGTAGAAATATAAAGGCTGTCCTGTACTTTCTGCTATCATCTTCCTTATTTTTCCAACCAAATAAAGGCTTTATTATTTGTTCCTTTTGATATTCCTGTAGTATAAAAGGCTTTTTTGCTAGCTCGCCCTTTGTATGTGTTAGATGTGTTTCTATAAACTTAACAGCTTTGTTAGCTGTTTCCTCATCAAAATAGTATTTACTCATATTAATCTAAGTTGAGCTTGATGTTGTTTAAGTCTTTTCATGGCTGCATTATAATACTCTGTATCTAACTCACAAGCAGTCAAATCAAAGCCTAAGTTATGGCAAGCTATTGCAATACTTCCACTTCCTAAATGTGTATCTAAAATCTTATCTCCCTCTTTAGCATAATTCATTAACAACCATTCGTATAATTTAACAGGCTTCATTGTTGGGTGTATTTTTTCACCTTTAGTATGGTTGTGCTTATGAATAGAGTATGTGTACATTTTTGCTGGTTTGCCTATTCCCATACTAACCCAGGCATACTCTAATGATGCAAAATTTTCAACAGACTGCTCTTTATTCCAAATTGTAAAGTATTCAGTTCTAGGCAAACCCTCAAAATTATTAGCACCCCAAATAATCTGGTTTTTGGAAACTCTAAATAATTCGCTGAAGTATTTTTTACTAGGTAGCTCATTATTCCAATTATTCATTTTACCTGATTTATCTATTCTGCTACCTACCCCTCTTTTTTGTTGTGATGCTATTTTATATGGAGGATCGACAATAGCCAAATCAAAATAATCATCTTCATATCTAGCCATTAGTTGCATATTGCACTCATTAGTTATCTTCATAATTTAAAAGTATTATCTACAATCTCAGGAGCGTTTATTCTTGTTCTAGCTGATGGAGTAAGCCCGAACTGACAGGCTATCTTTAAAGCTTTAGCTAGAGCATCGTTTGCAATTCTTTGCTCAGGCTTTGCTTGTCTTTTAGTTAGCGCTCCATCTTCATTATAAAACTCATCAATGCGCCCTATAGTTTTTAGCTTCTGCTCCATCTCTACATAGAGGCCCATCTCATTTGCGTAAGCAGTAACTAAAGATAGGTCCACTAAATGCAGCATCCTTTTGCTGTGCAGCTCTGTGCAAACTATCTCATACTCGCGCTGTCCGTATTCACTCAATGGCATAGGAGCATCAGGAATGTTTGCAAGCAAACTAACTTGCATCTCATTCTCATTAACTCTACAAGGCTGATCTGTGCCAGCCATACGCTTTAGAGCTGTTGGTTTTGGAGGCCTACCTTTACCCATTGTCAAAGATTATTCCTACATAAAGAATTAAAAAAAACATACGTAATTCAATAGTTTCAATTTCTTCAATTTCATCAATCGTAACTCCTACGCAAAAGCCTTTTATTAAAGCAAATTCAACATGAATCATAAAAATCTCAATTTTGCACGCGTAAACAAATGTT